GAACTATAACACGTATGCCAAGGGATTAACGCACAATGACGCGAGAGTAGAAGATTTTAAACTCTATATCTCATTTACTGTGACGGATGCTGGATTAATTCAAAAGATTAAGGACGGCAAACGTGAGATTAGCCTTGGTTTTTTAGCCGATGTGGTACCAGAAAAGGGTACATATGACGGCAAACAATATGATTTTGTTCAACGAAATACTGAAGTAAATCATGTTGCGATTGTTGATGAGGGGCGTGTGGGTCCAGAAGTATCCATTCGCGGTGATTCAGCAGCCTATCAAATTGATTCAAGTGAAGGAAAAGGAGATGTTAACATGGCCAAGTATACAATTGATGGCAAAGATTACGAAGTAGATTCAACTGTTAAATCTTTTCTAGAGGCGCAGCAAGCACGCTTAGACGCTGCTAATTTACAAGCAAAGAGCGCAGATGCACTTCAAGGCCGTTATGATGCATTAGAAGTGGAACTGCAGAATACTAAAAATGAATTAAAACAAGCGAAGGAAAACAATTTATCTGCTGATGAACTAGATGCAAAAGTACAGTCTCGTGTTGAGTTAATCAGTGGTGCAACAACATTCCTTGGGGATTCTTTTGATTTTAAAGGCAAATCAGAGCGTGAAATCAAAGAAGCAGTTATTCAAAAAGCAAAACCTGACTTTAAAGGCGACGGTAAATCAGATGATTATATCGACGCCTTTTTTGATGCAACTTTAGGACGTGCTAAGCAAGAGGGTTTTTCTTCAACTGGTAACAATCATATGTTTACTGGTGACGGTAGTTCATCTAATAAGCAGATTGAAGAGATGAAAAATAAGCGCCTAAACATGAAATAAAACATCAAAATATGAAAATAGGAGGCTATATGGATGGCTATTACAAATTATGACAAATATATGCCAGCAGCAGGCGGTAAAGGTAAGCTTGCCAATTATCAAGATTATAGTGCAGATACAAAGGAAGCAGCTGAAGATATTCCTTACGGAGTTGCTGTTCAATTAGGCACAGACAGAGAAACTATTACACGCGTTAAAGCTGGCGGTAAACCTTATGGTGTTTCATTGGCTCAAGAAATTCATGACTGGGTATTAAAAGCTGATGATCAAAAGTATTTAAAATATGATCCTGTTGCTGCAGTTCGTAAAGGTGTTATTTGGGTGCAAGTTGATGAAGATGTAGTGATTGGCGATGGTGTAGCTGTAGATCCTACTACAAGCAACTTCCGTCCAGCTGATACAGCAACATCTGGAGTCATTGCATTCCCTTCAGCAGCATTCAAGTCAAGCGCCCAAGCAGGTGGCTTAGTACAGCTTGAAATCAATTTACCTTAAAAATTAGTAAGAATGAGGAGTGAACAAGAATGTCCCAATATAGAGCAGACGGCGTTATTCGCCCGATTGATTTAGAGTCCATTGATAATAAGATTTATGAAGCAAAGAAAGAGGAGCTCAAAGCCCGTACTATTTTTAATGTGAAGACTGATGTACCTGCTGGTGCAGAAACATACAGTTATGATGTTATCAAGCGTTCTGGTGCTGCTAAAGTATTAGCTCCAGGTGCAGAGGATATTCCATTAGTAGATGCTGATATGGAGCGTCATACAGAAAAAATCTATTCTGTTGCTGCTGCGTTTCGAGTATCTGTTCAGGAATTACGCCAGGCACAAATGGCAGGTCAACCTATCGAAACAACAAAAGCTGATACAGCACGTAAAGCCATTGCTGAAAAAGAGAATCGTATCGTATGGATCGGAGACGCTAAGCACAATATTCTTGGTGTGACAAACGCAGAGGGAATCCAAACGATTGCAATTGACCAAAACAAAACTGGCACTTCAACAAAGTGGGCTGATAAAACAGGTAAGGAAATTGTAAATGATTTACGTAAAGCTCGCTCTGCAGTTAATCGTTTACCTGGGCACAATGCCGATACACTTGTTGTTACGCCTGACATGATGGAAGAGCTTGAAAAAGAGTACAACGAATATACAAATCAGACCGTTCTTCAATACTTACGTAGCCAAAACTGGTTCAGTCGTATTGAATTTACATCTGATATCGAGGGTCAAGGTCAAGGCGGTACAGATTGTTTCTTAGTATTCGATAGCTCACCAGATGTAGTTGAAGTACTTATTCCGATGGACATTATGCGTCATCCGGAAGAATACAAATTTCCTAACTATAAAATCCCGTTAGAAGAGCGTACAGGCGGTGCGATTGTGCGCTATCCAATGGCAATTGTACGAGGAGATGGTGCTTGATGTTAGTACAAAACAAAGGTAAATACGTTCGTCATGCTGCTGGTGTTATGTTAGTTCCTGGGGCGAACCAACTTGCTCCTACTGATTGGAAGAAGTTCAGCGCACATCCTCTAATAAAGGAATTAGTGGAAAATGAAGAGATTGTAGTTCATGAATCTGCTAAAACAACGAAGGATTTGAACGCAAATGAAGCAATTGAGTTAGTGAAAGACACGTTTTCACTTTCTTTACTAGAAGAGTGGAAGGCCACAGAGAAACGTAGCACTGTTCTTGCTGCCATTACTGAACAAAGTAACTTAATCGTAAATGGTTCAGGAGAAGAAACGGAATAAGGTAGGTGATTGATTTGAAAACAACACCTGAAATCATTCAAAAGACTGCTGAACATTTAGTTACTATGTCCCCGGATGTATTGCAAATCTTTATTGATGACGCAACCCTTGAGGTAGAGGATCTAGATGTGTCAGAGGACAACAAACAGCGCTTAATTCGCTATTATGCCACTCATTTGGCAACTATAAAGGCTCAAACAGTAAAAAGAAAGAAGTTAGATGTTATGGAGACCGAATATAACGTCTCAAATACTGCTGTAGGGCTTGAATCTACACCATATGGGCAAGAATATTCGAGACTCTTAAAAAAGTTTACAAAGCGAAATAGTATCAATCTAACGGTGATTTAACATGGCTAGACAAAAAGGCTTTGTAAAAATGACCGTTAAAAATGATAATTTCGATAAGTTAATCAAAGCTTTAGAGGATCTTGATAAATACTCAGTAGAAGTTGGTATCTTTGCTTCTGACGATTCGTTCTATGCCATGATTGCAAATGTACATGAATATGGGATAACCATTAAGCCTAAGAAGCAGTTTTTAACTATCCCCACAAAAGAGGCGGATAGCCGGAAAGCTTCTGATATTCCGGGTTTATTTAAGCCAAAAGGTAAAAATGTATTGGCTGTTCAAGAGGGTGACAACTTAAAAGTCATGTTCATTCTTGTTAAGAGCGTTACCATTCCGGAGCGCTCTTTTGTGCGTTCAACATTTGATGAGAAGAATGATGAATGGGTGCAGTTTATGGAGCGATTAATCGATAAGGTACTAGCATTTGAAATTGATGCAAAGACTTTATTTGAGCGAGTCGGGGCAAAGGCAGCTGCTGATATTCAAGAGAAGATTACTACCTTACGTTCTCCAGGGAATAGTCCTATTACTATGGAGAACAAAGGTTCATCCAATCCTTTAATTGATACTGGTGGCCTTCGTGCCCGTGTAACTTGGAGGGTGGTAGAAAGAAATGCCTAAGATTATTAGTTTTAAAGAAATGATTGTGGAAAATGGTGTTCCTTTTGTGGCAATTGTTGAACAAGAGGGCGGTTATTACAACGATGCAGGAGATTGGGTACCTGGTGGAAGTTCTTATCCTGAAAATAGATTCGGCGTTATTCTTCCTTTATCAGAAGATGACCTTCGATATTCAGAGAGTGGTACTTATAGCGTAAAAGACCGTAAAGTCTATACAATCGAAGCTCTTAATCCAGGACAGAAAATCGAATATAAAGGCATCCCTTACACTGTGCAAAACTTTAAGGACTTCACAGATTATACGGATGTCTTTATTTATCTAGCAAGGTGGGCAGGTCATGAACATAGCAACAATTAAAGAAATGATTGCTCAAATAAAGAAGGATACAGGGCTACAAATTATCAAAGGAAATACAACAAACCCTGCTCCTCCCTTACCATATGGCGTTTATAATATTACGTCACCATACATTAAAGGCAGAGGACAAGGGGCTGTTGTAGATTACATTGAAGGCGATACAGCTTTTCAAAAGCGCATTGAACAGTATAAGTACACTATATCGTTTAGCTTCTATGCTGAAGATGTTGAAACCACGATGGAGAAAGCTTTTCAAGTCCACCAGTGGTTTTTATTTTTGGGTCAAGAATTCATAGAAGAAAAGAATATAGCTATCGCGATGCTAGGGAACATTGAGGAGCGCACTACATTTCTTGTTGAACATTATGAATACAAACACGGTTTCGATGTGCAGTTTAGAGCAACGAATGAACAAATTCGTCAGCTAAGTGAATTCATTGAAACTATTAACTTAGGAGGTTTATAGAATGCCATTACAAGATGTAACTGTAAGCATTGAGCTTAGAAAGCCGTCCGGTTTGATTGGACTTGGCAAGCCACTTATTCTAGCTGAAAAAGCAGGAGCGAGCACATTTAAAACATATAGCAGCATCGATACGGTAAAACCGGACTTTCCTGAAACAACAGAGGTCTACAAGAAGGCAGCTGCTGTTTTTGCTCAAGATCATCGTCCAGCTACTTTAGCTATTGCCACATATGATCCAGCTGCAACAGATACAGATCCTAAAACAGCTGCAGAAGCTATTGCCAAGTATTATGACCATGATTGGTTCTTTTTATTAACTGCAGATATTGAGTTAACAGATGAAGTGGCTATTGCTGATTATGTGGAAGGTAAGAAATTCAAAATGTATGTGGTAAAAACAGTTGATTCAGAAAGTCGTAATGCCTTTAAGGCTAAGGATTACGATTATGTCATTGACTTTTACCATCCAACAGCAGGTGAACAAGCAGATGCAGCATTAATTGGTGAATTAGGGAGTCAAGAAGTTGGTTCCATCACATGGAAATTCAAGTCATTAACAGGTATCACTCCTCTTGATTTAAATGCAGACGAGCTAGCAGCTATTCATGAAGATGGTGCTATTGCTTATGTGAAGAAAGCTGGCATTGCTCAAACAAGTGAGGGTATCACAGTGAGTGGTGAGTACATTGACGTTATGCATGGTAAGTCATGGGTTAAAACAAACATGGAAAATAACATTCAATCTGCCTTCGCTAACAACGGAAAAGTTTCATTTGATAGTCGAGGTATAGCATTATTTGATAGTGCTGCAACGACTGTTCTTCAACGAGCTTTTGCTCAAGGTATTATTGCGGCAGATGAGGAAGATAATCCTATCTATACAGTTACAACAGTACCACGTAGTGAAACATTACCTGCAGATCGCGCAAGTCGTGTTTATAAAGGTCTATCATTTTCGTTTGAATTAGCTGGAGCTATTCACTCGGCTGAAATAAAAGGTGAAATTTTAGTTTAAAGGAGCTGAACAAATATGACACGTACGTATGATCCAAAGTATGCCTCTGCAATTGTAGATGGTGTTTTTATGACTGGCTATGATGAAGGATCATTCATCCAAGCTGAAAAAGATGAGGATTTTTTCTCAACTAAAGTTAGTGCGCAAGGGGAAGCTATCATTTCTGAGAGCAATAACACGTTAGGAACTATTACTCTAACACTTTCTCAAACATCGCCTTCGTATCCTTATTTGATGAAAAAGGCAAAGCAAAAGAAGCCATTCCCTATATGGGTTAACTACAATAACGGCACAACAAAGGAAAAGGCTGGGGGAACGCAGGCTCGTATTGTCAAAACACCTTCTAAAGAGTTTGATACCGAAGCAGGTGGCCGTGAATTCCAGTTTAAAGTATTCGACTATACAGAAGAGTGATTTGATTGAAACGTTCTAAACGTAATCCAAATAACAAAAAAACAAATGAATTGAGGCAGTCCAATAAGGCTGCTTCTTTATATTTACATTACAAAGGAGAGATTTTTAAAATGGCTAAAATCGGTTCTCAAAAAAAGGTAACAGTTGAAGGCGTAGAATACACATTGCAATTCCCGGGGCATCGAGAACAGGTAAGAATTCAAGACCGATGCACAACTGACAGAGGTACTTTTTCTAGTGAAAAAATGGCGGAAGAGTTGTTTAAACATGTCATTGTAGATCCAAAAGTAGATTGGGAGTACTTTGATGGCAACGAAGAGAAGGGTATTGAGCCTAAAGATGGATTTAACGAGTTATTTACAGAGGCTTCTACCTTTCTTCGAGACGGAAAGTAAGGGTAAACCTCAGAACGTTGTAAGAAAAGAAGTAGATGAGAATTGGGATTTTTGGAGGCCTGTTGCAGAAGGAATGATCAGTCTTACAGAAGCTTACCAAATGTCCCCTTATCAGCTTCAACAAGCGAATGAGGCACTTAACAAACTGATTAAGCAAAAGAATGATGCTAACAAAGTAAAGTAACTAAAAATAATTCAAAGAAAGGAGGGAAAACATGAGCATTCGTGATTTGGATGTAAGAATTCAGCCTAGTGTTAATTTAGCCCCTGTTATTGAATTGAATCGTTACATGAATGATACTGTACGTGCTTTTCAACAAACAGATGATGCTACCCGTGAATGGCGCGATTCTATGAATCGTATGAACCAACAGATGAATCAAACTGGACGACAAACCAATCAAACGAATAGAGTGTTTGGTCAATCTAATCAGCAAATGCAACAAATGGCTCAACATACAAATCGAGCTACGCAAGAAATGCGGCAAATGAGCAACCAAATGAATTCCACACATCGCTCTACTCAACGAATGATTGATGAATCTCAGGCTCTTAATAATCAGTTAGGTCGCCAAAGTGATGTTATTCGTGCTTTAGCCAGAACTACTGGAACAAGTGCTACTCAGTTGGCTCAAGATTGGCAAGCGATGAGTAACGAAATGCGTAGGTCTATGATTAACAATCATAACGATATGTTGAAGTATCGCCAACAAATCATGAAGGCAGAGCATGACATGTACAAGCTCGGTTCTCAAATGGGGAATTACACGGGTAGCACTAATGATTTTATGAACGAAATCCGTAAGCTTGGAAAAGAACATAAAAAGTCTACTGATCAGATGATTAATAACAATGTGGCCATA